AATAAAAGTTATTAAAAATTTTTTTTCTTCAAGAATTTTTATTATATTTAAAGGTAACAAATGCCAAAGAAAAAAACTAAAAAAGATTTAGACTTATCCCAATATTCTGAAAAGAACCCTGTTCCTACTGAATATTTTCGTGAATGGAAGATGGGAACAAGGTGGAATGAAAAAAGTTACGGATGGTATCTTGAATGTAAAATATGTGGCCAAATGCAAAGGACTAGTTATACTGCTCATTGGGTTATTTGTTCAACATGCGTAAATGAAAGTATACCATGGGAAGATACACTTCCAAAAGCAATGCTTAAAGAAAAAAATAGATATAAACAAAGGCCACAAGGTTGGCACTTCATGAAGGAGTATGTTGACAACGAAGGCAATGTATTTCATAAGGGGAAAGAGCAACCTGATCTTAAAGGTACAAAAGAGCCAACAATAATAATAAAAAAGCCTAAGCTTTCAAAAAGAGAAAAGGAAGAGCTAAGACATACACTAGCAAAAGAAGTCTATGAGCTTAAGCAAAAACTTAAAAAGGCTAGATGGAAAAAAGATAAAACTGCCATTGAAAGAGAAATAAAAAGAAAGCAAAGAGGAATGAAATAATTATGAATTTAATTACAAATGACATTGAATCTTTAAAGGCAAAAACTAAGAAGATTAAAAAAGATGAGGTAGCACCAGCCCTAAGAGACTTAATACAAGTCTTAAGAGAAAACCCAGCAGGCTATAATATTGCAGGACCTCAAATAGGAATAAAAAAGAATATAATCTTTATAAATGTTGTAAAGCCTATTATCTTAATTAACCCTAAAATAGTAGATACAAAATATAGCATCCCATATATTGAAAGCTGCATTTCATTCCCCCAAAGACTCTTCGAAACAAAAAGATTTGCTTATATTGAAATAGAAGCTGAAAATTTTAAAAATAAATTAAAATTTGGGATAAAAGAAGAACATAAAGATATGTTGGATAATGTTGCTAGTTATGCTCATCCTATGATACATGAATGTGTAGCCATACAACAATCAATTGACTATTTGAATGGCATAGTTCCTCATGACAGAATTTATGTGGAAAAAGGCATTGAAGGTAAAACAATTAATATTTCAAAGGGTGACAAAACTAAAAAGATCAAGCTTAAAAAGTTGCAAGACTTTGAAAAAATGGGCTGGACTCAAAATTCAAATTAATCAATGAAGATAAATAAAGGTTTATATGACGAAGCTTCATCGGACAAAATAACTCACATAGTAGAGCCTGATGAAGACAAATTAAAAAATGTATATAAAGAAATAGACTATGCCTTAGACCTCGATGATAGCATAATTTATTTAGTTGGAGAAATTGGTGACTATAGTCTTTATGACATTATGACAAGAGTTCGAATCATTATCAAAAATAGAAATGAAAAGGATAAGTCTCCTATCAATTTAATAATAAATTCTCAGGGTGGTGACCTATATGAAATGATGGGAATAATTGATTATATAAAAAGCTTAGAGGTAAAAGTAAATACAATATGCAGAGGAAGTGCAATGTCTGCAGCTGCAGTTGTGCTAGCATGTGGAACAGGAGAAAGAGTCGCAAGTAAACATTCAACAATAATGTTTCATGAAGCTAGCTCTTTCAATATGGGTAAACAATCTGACATAAAGGCAAATGTAAAGCATGTGGATACAGTTGAGAATATGACAAATAAATTATTAGCAGAAAAAACAAAAAAAGAAGCTTCCTGGTGGAAAGAAAATCAAAGAGTTGATATGTACATAACCGCTCAGGAAGCCCTAGAATTAGGTGTAATTGATCAAATAATATAAAAATAAAAATTATGAATTTAACAGCAGAACAAATAAAAGAAAATTGGGAAAAATTAATTAAAATAATAGAAGGTAATTTCACTGGAGAGAGAAAAGAAAATCTTTTAAAGATGTATGAATTCTTTGAGGATAGGATGCTGATGGCTCCGGCATCTGGACTAGTACATTACCATAATGCATTTCCGGGTGGCTATGTAGACCATGTAATTAGAGTTATTGAAGGAGCTCTTAATTTGTATGACCTATGGGAAGCCATGGGCTCAACATTCAATTATAGTAAAGAAGAATTAGTATTTAGTGCTCTTAATCACGACTTAGGAAAAGTGGGAGATATTGACAATGACTATTATGTTCCGGAGACAAATGAATGGCAAATTAAAAATAGGGGTATAGTTTACATGCCAAATAAACATATAATAAATATGGCAGTTCCAGATAGATCATTATGGCTTTTACAGCATTTTAATATTAAATATTCTCAAAATGAGATGATTGCAATTATGATACATGATGGAATGTATGATGAAAGCAATGCAAAGTATTTTAAGACTTGGGGACCAGAAAAGACACTAAAAACAAATTTACCAATATTGCTCCACCATGCTGATCACATGGCAACTAGAATTGAGTATGAAAAGTGGAAAGAAGATGTTCCAGCACAAATAAAAAACCATACTCAAAAAATAAAAAGAATGCCAACCAAAATAAAATCTTCAAATAAAAATATTAATGCAACAAAATTATTTGATGATCTTTTTAACGAATAGGGAATAATATGACAACATTTTTAGTTATAACAATAATAGTGTTAAAGGTTTTATTAGTATGCGCAATATATGCAATAAAAGGCCTCACAAAACAATCTGAGGTTCTTGAAGAATCAAACGAACAATATGCAGAATGGTACCTTAATTTTAAAAAAGAAATTGATACTGCTGCTTCACAACTTAGGCAAATAGATAGAAAGGGCTCATTCGAGGCCGATGATGAAATTGGATTTATGTTTAAAGAGATTAAAAAAATACAGGGAAGATTAAATGAATATTTTAGTTAACACTACGGGCTCAGCAATAGAAGATTTCTATAGCTGGTTGGAACAAGATAGATTAGCACAAGAAGCAGAGTTAGCATTAAAGAAAAAGAAAAGGGGAAGAAAGCCAAAAAATAAGATGTATTTTACCCCCACTACTGAACAAGCTATAATTGCATATAATGATACTAATGCAGAAAAGACATCAGATAGAAACAAGCTTTATAATGACCATATTAGATATGCATTTTATAAATTGGCAGAAAATATGATCCACACATTTAAATTTTACTATTTTCAAGACTCAGTTGAAGAAGTAAAACATGAGGTTATAGCTCACTTGATAGAAAAAATGCCAAAATTTCAAAAAGGAAAAGGAAAGGCTTTTTCTTACTTCGGCCAAATTGCAAAAAATTATCTTATATTTCATAATAACAATAACTATAAAAATTTAAAAAAAATGGCTCAAATGAAAGACTTTGAGAGAGGAACGGCATCTTCAGATGAGTATTATAAAACTGATATGCGTGAACAAACCTATGATTTTATGAATATGTTTGTAGACTATTGCTATAAAAATCTTGATAAGTTATTTACAAATGATAGAGACAAAAGAGTTGCAGATGCAATTTTAATTATTTTTGCAAAAAGAGATAACATAGAAAACTTTAATAAAAAGGCCTTATACCTTATGATTAGAGAAATGACTGATGTAAAGACTCAATATATAACTAGGGTAGTCAACATTCTTAAGCAAATATATTTTGATCTTTATTCTAAGTTTGAACGTTCAGGTCGCATTAATTAATTTTTGACTATTTAGATATTTATACATATAGGAGTATAGATATGTTTGATGAATTAGAAATTTTTAAAGGAAAAAGCTTTTCAGACCTGTTAAAAGACATCTACAAAAATTCTGCAGAAAAAGAAAAGCAAATCAAAATCCTTATTGGAGAGCTAAAACCGCTCATAAAAAATATTGGTGACGCAACTATAATTGTGCCACTAATAAAAGAGTATATGGAAATTGGAGTAAAAAATGATGAGCAATTAGTCAAGATGGCTGCAGTTGTTCAACGAGCAGTTGCCGCAAACAAAAATTCTGATTCAAGTGAGTTCTCACTCAGTGATGAAGAAAAGAAGCAACTATTAGATGAGATAAATAAGTTCGAAGATAACGAGTTTGATAAGAACTTAGAATCAACTTTAAATAAAGCAGACGAGGTAATAAAAAATGGCTAATCCAAATTTATCATCATTATATAGTAATATACTTTCAAATGCTCCGAAAGATTATGCAAGGGGTGCTCGCCAAGAAACAATGGAGGTAGCAGAGGTTGTTGATGTTATTTTAGATGAAAATCACGAATTTGCAAATGATGATCCAACAAATATTGGAATGGTTCAGGTAAGAAGAGTTATATCTGATAAAAATAAAAAGCAATCAGAATTAGGATGGTGTAGACCACTTTGGCCAAATGGCCAGTCGATACCTTTAATACATGAAATGGTAATTGCAATAATGGGCCCAAAAAACTCCTCGGGCATTAATTATGCAGCAACAAGACCTTATTATATTGGACCTATTGGTATATGGGGATTAGAAAATTATAACCCGCTGCCGGGAACAGGAGTTGATTTATCGGTACTAGCTGACTTAGATAGTAATGCTAAAAAATATGCTAGCTTTACTGGGAATTCAAATCCAGGTGAAACCGTAAGCGAAGACTTAGAATTTGGAAAAACATTTGAGGCAAAGCCAGGAGTACAAAGAGCTCGACCATTTGAAGGTGATAGACTTTTTGAAGGAAGGTGGGGCCAATCATTTAGATTCACAAGCAAAATTGCAGAGGGTGAACCTTCTGCATTTCATCCAAATACTTGGTCAACAAGGGGAGCTAGTGGAGACCCACTTATTATAATTAGAAATGGAGAGGCTGATGATGCTGACCCAGAAAAATCTTTTGTTGAAGACATAAATAAAGACCCATCTTCAATTTGGATAACTTCTACTCAATTAATTAACTTAGACTTAGCTAGCTGGAATTTTAAAAGTTATGGTATGGCATTAGAAGGTTCTGAATTTTGTGCTCAAAAGGCTGGTGATAATCCAGAAACTTATGTTCCAAAAATGCCAAATAACTATGGAGGTGATGATAAAGCACAATTATTAATAAAGTCTGATAGAGTAATAATTCAAGCAGGAGAAGGAAGAGACAAAGAGGTTGGAGATTCCATCTTTTTAAATGCTAAAAAGTCAATAAGTCTTTCCGGCAAAGGATCAATACATTTGGACTCGGATGGCCCAGTTGTAGTTAATAGTGGAGATCAAATCCATCTTGGATTGGGTTCATTAGAACCAGCCGTATTAGGAGATCAATTAACAAATTTTATGACTGAATTTTTGACAGGCTTGATGGCTGGGGATCTAGCAACTCCAGTTGGTATAGGATTATTTGGCCCTGGGGCACAACAAACATTTAGTGATTTATTAGCAAAATTGCAACCAGAAGCACCCGGAAACTTTCTATGTAAAAAAGTAAAGGTTGAATAATGCCTATAATATGGAAAAACTCTTTTACAATTCAGTTTATAATTGCTTGCCTAATGGGTAGAGTAAAAAGCCCACAAACATTTGCAAGGGTGATGGCTGAAAAATATGATTTATCCATAAAGTCTGGATTTGGAATGGTAGGACTACCACCAGTTCCGTTTCCAACAGGGAAAAAGCCATTATTAGAAATTGCAATTTTAATTGGAATGTTAGAGCTTTTATTAATATTAATAAAAATATTTAAGAAAATAAAAGGCTCCTCAAACAAAGAGGCAATATCTGTAAAAAATAATTTGGCTAAAAAGGTTGAAGAATTTAATAAAGAGCTATCTAAATTAAAAGGTGTATATGCAGATAATATAAAAGATCTCGTAGAAACACTTAGCCCTGCAGGGGATGTTGCAGGAGTTCTATCTGTTGATCTATTGGGAGATGAAAATGCTGGTTATTTTGCATCTGTAAAAAGGGATAAAAATAATAAATGTGAAAAATCTTTTTTAGTCCCACTACCCTATTTATCCACTAATGACTTTGATGAAATAAAGACTGAATTGGCCAATGATAATATATCAAAGAAATTAAAGGACAAGATTAAAAGTTCAGCTGAAAAGGTTTTTGATTTAAACTCTAATCTCATTGATGACTTTAATAATAATGCAAAAGACTCTATTGGAGCTGCAATTGATAATGCTATGGATAGTAACCAAAATTTAAACCTTAAACCAATAATAAAAAGGCTAACACTAAATTGGTTAAAAGGATTAAGTATTTTTGCAGTGATTTTGATGATTCCAAAAATAATTAAAACAATGGTTACGGCTTTAACAGTGCCAATAACAAAAGCTCTTAAGTTTATTGCTAAATTACAAAAGGCTATAGCTTCACTTTCTACACTAGGAGAAGAAGAGAGAAGGATTATGATGCAAAGTTTAAAAGCAGTTCTTACTTTAACTATGGCATCATTAACTATATTTAAACAAAAGCTAATTGAAATACCAAAAAAGGCACTAGCAATATTTAAAATAAACCCTATAAAATTTTTAGCATTCCCAAAGCCAGATCTTAAGCTTAATTTAAAGTTGGCATTAATATGGTTGAAGAAAAAAGAAATAACCTTAGCTACAAATGAGACAGCAATATTACAAAAAAAGTCTAAACTTAAAAGTGATAATAAAAAGCTTAATGATATCAAGGCTGCTGTAGATGTTGCTATAGAAGAGGCAGTCCAAAACCCACAATCTGGAAATCAATCCCCGGGCCAACAACCACTTCTTTCTGATGTACAATATGCTCTGGCAGAAATATTAAAATGTAAACAAATTTCAGACGGAGATAAACAGGAGATATTAAATTCTCCTACTAATCTATCAGCTCTTTCTGCTGTAAAAGACCAGTCTAGTGATACTAAAAATGCACTTGATGCATTAGATAAAAAATTGGAAGCAATAAAAAAAGATAAAAATCACTTCGCGGGTTTAGCTAAAAAATACTCACATGATTTATCTGGAAAGGGTTCTGACTTAAATGTAAAATTATTTAATACCGCACTTAATGTTGGGTTATTGGCATACTGGATAGGAGGAGTTTGGCCAGCTGCTCCAGGAATTGCCACAGTAATATTTCCAGGAGTACCCCCTTTGTCTTTAGGGATGAATGTAAGCTTTCAAGGCCCAAAAGCATTTTTTGGATCATTAGAAAAAATATTTATGGCACATGCCGCAACAGTTGGTGGAATTTTTACAGTCCCAGGAACTCCACCAATAATTACACCCTGGGTAGGATATTATTAAATAAAAATTTTATCTGAAATATTTATTAATAAAAAGATAAGGATATTATGAAAGTTTCTGAATTTACAAAAATATTAAGAAAAGTTATTAGAGAAGAGGTGAGAGCAGCTATTAAACAAGAGCTCAAAGAGGCCTCAAAAAGCAAAAAGGAAAATCCAAGAAAAATAATTAATCATGGATTAGATCTGCATGAAAGTGTAGAAAAATTTGAAAAGAAAAGTTACTCTTCAAATCCATTATTAAATGATATTTTGAATGAAACTGCACAAACTGGAGAACCAATTCCTACAATGAATGCAACTGCATATACCTCTGGTGATGCTCGAGGAGGAATAAGAAGTAAGTTTCAGGATGCAATGAATCCCGATGTTGACTTTGGATCTTCTAATGCCAAACCAACTGCTGCAGAAATGATTCCAGATGATAAAAAGCACATACAAGTTCCAGACTATGTAACAAATGCACTTACAAAAGATTATTCAGGATTGGTTAAAGCCTTTGACAAAAAGAAGAAATAGGAAAATTAAAGCTTGAAAAGAAAAGAAGAAATATTAAACCCATTAGATCTTGAAACTGATATAGCTATTGGAGTTGCATTGCCATTAGCTAATCCACTAGGAGGAGGCTTTGCCTTAAATTACACAACAATGGATCAGGCAAGGACAAATCTTCTTTCATTGCTAAAGACTAATAAGGGTGAGAGATATATGCAACCGGAGTTTGGAGCAGATATTCATAGTGTTCTTTTTGAACAAAACACAGATGAGCTTATTGAAAAATTAAGAAATAAAGTAGAGGAGGCTATAGAATATTGGTTGCCGTATATTTCAATAAGACGCTTTGAGATTACAAGAAATGAACATACAATCCAGATGAATATGAGCTTTATTATTAATGAAAACGAGTGGGATGAAGGACAAATAACTCTGAAGTATGCAATTCCAGAAAGCTCAATATAAATTGTAGGGAAAAGAAATGTCACATTTAATAAATACAAATAGTACAGCAAAGGTATCTAAGGAAGTAAGATATCTTAATAAAGACTTTGCACAGTTTAGACAAAGTTTAATAAACTTTTCTAAGATATATTTTCCAAATACATATAATGACTTTAATGAGTCAGACCCTGGTATGATGTTTATGGAAATGGCTTCATACGTAGGAGATGTTCTTTCATACTATTTGGATAGCCAATTAAAAGAGCTAATTTTATCTACTGCAGAAGAAAAATCTAATGTTATTCAAATAGCACAAACATTAGGTTATCAACCAAAAGCTTCAGTTGCATCTGTTGTAGACTTAGATGTGTATCAACTTTTACCGGCAATCGGAACAGGAACATCAATAAGGCCAGATTATAGCTATGCCCTTTCTGTGAAGGAGACAATGGGTGCTACATCTACAGATTCTAATGAGGCATTTAAAACATTGTCACCAATAGACTTTAGCTTTTCAAGCTCTTTTGATCCAACTACAGTTACTGTATACTCAGTTGATGGAAATGGTTCACCAATATATTACCTAATCAAAAAGACTGTTCATGCTCAGGCAGGTACTCAAAAGACTGAGACATTTAGTTTTGATGAACCAGAAAAATATCAGAAATTATTATTAGATGATGCTGATGTAATTTCAATTGATAATGTTACTGATTCGGATAATAACACTTGGCATGAAGTTGATTATTTAGCTCAAGATACTGTCTTTTTAAGAAAAAAGAATGTTCAGGCAAATGATCCTGATCTTTATCAGTACCAAATTACTGTACCCTATTTGCTTAAGCTACTTAAGGTACCTAGACGATTTATAAAAAGACTAAGATCTGATAATAAAACTGAATTAAGATTTGGGGCAGGAATTAGTGATAATCCAGATGAAGAGTTTACTCCCAATCCTGACAATGTAGGATTACCATTAGTAACGGGGACAAGTAAGCTTACACAAGCATGGGATCCTTCAAATTTCTTATACACAAAAGCTTATGGACAATGTCCTCAAAATACTACTCTTACGGTTACTTATACTACTGGAGGAGGCCTAATATCAAATGTACAGGCCAACACAATTACTCAACCAACTAATGTTGTTTTTGATATGGACGAAACAGGATTAGATGGAGCAGTACTTGCAGTTGTAAAACAAAGCTTAGCAACAAATAATGTTCAACCTGCATCTGGTGGTGCAAATGGAGAGACCGTAGATGAAATAAGAAATAACTCTTTGGCTTATTTCGGTGCACAAGATAGAACTGTTTCTAAAGAGGATTATGTAGTAAGATGTTATTCATTACCAGCACAATATGGGGCTGTATCTAAGGCTTATATTATACAAGATGAACAATTAAATATGTTTGATCAAAATAGAAGACATTTAAACCCAATGGCAATGAATCTATATGTATTGAGTCAAGATCTCGATGGTAATTTAACAATAGCTAATGATGCATTAAAGCAAAATCTTATGATGTATATTGACGAAAATAGACTTTTAACTGATTCAATCAATATTAAAGATGCATTTATAATTAATTATAAAATAAAATTTGAAATTTCAGTTCTTCCAGATTATGTAGCAAAGGCAGTATTATTAAGGTGCATTAATGCTTTAAAAAAGTTTTCTAGTATTAAGGAGTGGCAAATAGGGCAACCTATGGTAATTGCTGATTTTGTTAGAATATTAGCTAATATCGAAGGAGTACAAAGTGTAATAAAGGTTGAATTTGAAAACCTATGGAATAGTGATGATGGATATAGTGGAAATATATATAATTTAGATTCCGCAACTTATAATGGTGTAATATATCCGTCTTTAGACCCTTCAATTTTTGAATGTAAAAATCCAGATCTTAATATTACAGGGCTTGTTTCAAATTTTTAAAGGGAAATAAAAATGATATACGCAATATACCCATCTGCAGATGCAACAATATATGAAGACTCTATTTCACAAAATACTGGA